AAAAAGAATGATTTGGGTCACTTTTAGAAAAGAAGGTATCCACAAATATCCGGCGGCATTAGATGATCCTAAATTAGCTACAGGTGATGAGTATGATGTTTCATTTTTAGGATATCCACACAGACACATATTTCATTTTAAAGTAGGTATCACTGTAACACACAATGATAGAGATATTGAGTTTATACAATTTAAAAGATGGATGGAGAAACTTTACGCAGAAAAGACATTAGAACTAGATTATAAGTCATGTGAAATGATGGCTGATGATTTGTACGATAAGGTTACGGAAAAGTATCCTAACAGAGAAGTACATATCGATATTTCAGAGGACGGTGAGAACGGTGCTCACATTGAATACCCTAGCTACTAGAAGGAGAAACAAAGTGAAACAGGGTGACTACTTCGATCAGAATCCGGAGATCGTTAAAATCTTTAACGATCTAGAACAATACAAAAAGTTTTGCCAAATTGCTTTTGGCTATGGCCATGACGGTTACGTTTATAATGAAAAGGATTTATATAACGACAAAAGCCGTGCTTGGCGTGCCTTTTGTAATTTTAGGAAAGGCAAAAAGCGTCCTTACTTTAAAAAGTTTGATAAAAAATTTCAAGGACGTTACTACAGTAAAAGGAGACATTAGTGACAATTTATATAGTAGATATTGAGGCAGTTGATACACGTTATACTAAACAGTGGAAAGAGCATCTTCCCGCTCAACTGAAAAAATCTACTAATGATCAAGTTGTTACTATAAGTGGCGGAGATACTCCCCAGGCAACCACACCTGGGGCGTTTCTTAATTTTGGAGGCACTAACGTTTACAAAAGTAAACAGTTAGAACAAATAGGAGAAATGTTCTGTAAGGGTGAAGTAAAAGAAGAGGATTACTTTCTTTATACAGATGCTTGGAATCCTACTGTAATACAACTACGTTATATGTCAGAACTACTAGGAGTTCCAATTAAGATTGGAGGATTATGGCATGCCGGTAGTTATGATCCACAAGACTTCTTAGGTAGGCTTATAGGTAACAAGCCTTGGGTAAGAAACGCAGAACGTAGTATGTTTGATTGTTATGATCATAACTTTTTTGCTACACAGTTTCATATAGATTTATTTTTACAAACATTTAAAAACAAAGATGATCCTAATTTAGATAATAGGCAAGTTAATGAAGATAAAATTGTTAGAGCTGGTTGGCCTATGGAATATCTAGAAGGTAGTTTGACTTCTTATAAAAATATGCCAAAGAAAGATACTATTTTGTTTCCTCACAGAGTTGCTCCTGAAAAACAATTAGATATATTTCTTGATTTAAAAGACAGTTTGCCACAGTATGAATTTATAGTATGCCAAGAAAAACAATTATCTAAAAATGAATATCATAATTTGCTTGGAGAAGCAAAAATGGTTTTCAGTGCTAATTTACAGGAAACATTAGGAATAAGCTGGTACGAAGGAGCATTAGTTGGTGCTTTACCTTTAGTTCCGGATAGATTAAGTTATAGTGAAATGGCTATTCATGAATTTAAATATCCTAGTATTTGGACTAAGAACTTCAATTCATATAAGAAATTCAAACCTGAAATTGTAAACAAGATTGTTGATATGATGAACAATTATAAAGAATATAGAAAGCCGTTAGAAAAACAAATGTTACAACTAAAAAAGTTTTTTAATGGTCAAAGATTATATGGGAGTATAAAGTAATGGATAAGAACGACAATAAAATTACTGTTAACCTTTCAAATGACTATGATTATGAACACGTTGGTGGAATGACTATTACGCCAACATATTGTACCGCTGATATGACTGACACTGGATCAGAGTATTCTTATAATACAACTTACGCCAGTACCGCAGGATATTCAGTAACTTTAGATGGTATAGATCCCGATCTACATGATACTTGGCCTGCTGAGTATAGAGTAAAGGAAATGATTAAAAAGTATCCAGCCTTGAAAATACAATATGAAAAATTTATTGAAATTTACAACTTAATCAAAGATGACCATAAGGACGATTTAGATGACATTCTTAAGTAAGTTTATGGATAAGATAGGAAGACGTAGAGTAATCACAGATAGGACTGGAAAGATTCCTTATCTTATAAGATACTACGTTTTTTTAAAAGATAGAAAACGTTTTCCTTTTAACATAACTTTACATAAGGTGCTTGTAAGTGATGAACCTAAACTACATGATCATCCTTGGAATTGGGGAGCAGTCATACTTAAAGGTGGATATTGGGAACACATTCCTCTTAGATCAATGAACGGAGCAGTAGTTGGTAGTACAAGAGAATGGAGAGGTCCTGGACATATAAGATTTAGAAAAGCTGAAGATTTACATTGGTTAGAATTAGAAAAGGATAAAGACGGCAACGAAATACCTTGTGTAAGTTTATTCTTGATGGGTAAGAAACGTAAAGAATGGGGATTTGTAGACTGGTTTCCAGCAACAGAGAAAAACTATGATAACGCAGGTTATAGATGGGTACATAATGAAACATACTTAAAGGAAAGGCAGAATGGTTAAAAAGCATTACTACACTTGGAAAGATGTAGAAAGAAGTTGTATTAGCATTGTTAATCAAATGTATACTGATCAGTGGCGACCAGATTATATTGTTGGTATTACAAGGGGTGGTAACATTCCTGCTACAATAATTTCTAACATGACAGGAATACCATGTGAAGCAATTAAGGTAAGTCTAAGAGATGACAGCAAGTTAGAAAGCAATACTAGAATGGCTATGGATGCCTATGGAAAATTTCAACAAGGACAAAACAGAAACGAAGGAAAAAACATTTTAATTGTTGATGATATAAATGATACGGGAGCAACGTTCAATTGGATAGTAGATGACTGGGAAAGAAGTTGTAATCCTGGTGATACAGAGTGGAGAAATGTTTGGTGTGAAAATGTACGTTTCGCAGTTTTAACTGATAACTCAGCAAGTGATTTTAAATTTATGGTAAATTATTCAACACATGAAGTGAATAAAAAAGAAGAAGACATTTGGTTAGTTTACCCTTGGGAAAGAGTAGGCAAATATGATTGAACATCAATTAATTTTTCCTACACAGGTATTCAGAGCCCAGTATCAACCTGCTGATGAATTACAAAGGACTGTGGTACCAATATTATTAGAACAAGAGAAAAATGATCAAAAACCTTTAAAGTATACTGCTAACGGATATACTGACTATGGCAGAGAAAACTTATTAGAAAGACCTGTGTTTAAAGACTTGAAAGAGTTTATTGATGATGTAGTGGTGCGTTGTCATAAACAGACAGGTTTACAAAACACACCGTCACTTAAAAGCAGTTGGTTTAGTATTAACCGTAAATACACATATCACGAAGAGCATAATCATCTTCCAGACACATGGAGCGGAGTATATTATATACAAGCAGATAGAGATCATCCAGGGCTTACTTTGGTAAATCCTAACATGAAATCAAACTGGCCTGGTACATATGGTAGAGCAGAATTGAACGATGTTAATTCATCAAGTGTTACTTGTGCGGCATTTACAGGAAGCCTAATAGTATTTCCAAGCCATTTAAATCACAAAGTAGAACAACAAACAGTAGATAAAGAACGTATAATGGTGGCATTTAATTATGGATTCTAAACCTTGGACAGATATTTTGATTGATACGAGAGATTATACAGTTTATAGAGACAAGTATCCAGTAACAGAAGGACACATACTTTTCGTACCTAAAGAACAAACATTTGAAGCAATACAAAAATGTTATAAAGCCGCATACGGCTGGGGTTATGAATGGGTAGAAAAAGGTTATTGTGATGCTTATAATGTTGGACAAAATGTAGGCAAGGAGGCAGGTCAAACTGTCCCTTATCCACATATCCATCTTATCCCACGTCGCAAGGGTGATATGGAAGATCCAAGAGGAGGAGTGCGACACGTGATCCCAGAAAAGGGAAAATATTAGGAGGTGAAAATGAAGCCAGGTGATGCTCTATTAGTTGCGGCTAGAAAACAAGCAGAAGGTGAAATTGCGGTACATCTTGCTAACATTGAAGTTTACAAAACAATGCCAGCAGGTATTGGTGAACATTCAGATGTTACAGAAGCAGTTATTTCAGAGCTTGATAAGTTAGCGGCGGCTGATGACCGGTTAGAAATGCTTAACAAGTACTTCAAAGATAATGACTAAAACATTATTCTTGGGTGATAGTCATTCACATGGTTACTTCGAAATGGGTGGAAAAATCCACGCATGGGAAAGCAATAACTATGCTGAAATATACGCCAGAGATAATAACAAACAAACTGTAATTTACAGTATGCCAGGCGGGTGTAATCGAAAGTATCCTGCCTGGTTACGAACAATGCTTGATAAGTATCAAGACATTGACGAAGTATTTGTTCAATCTACTTACTGGAATAGGTTTCTTCTTTCATGCTCTAAAAATTTAGGAGTAGGGGAGACTACTGATTCTAGCCTGTACCTGGACGATGAACAACCAAAAGACGAACTAATTGATAGATACACAGATCATAGAATAACAGATGATTATGTTGAAATGGTCGAACAGACAAGGAAAGAAAATTATGAAGCTTTCAAGGGTTTAGAGTTTCATGATATGAAAGTTGGACATGACTATAAATTATTTCATGAAAAATATTCTTATACAAAACTGTGGCATGAATTAATTACACCTTTACAATATAAAGATTATTGTATTGATCTTTATGCCATAGATAATATGTGTAAAGAAAGAAAAATAAAATGGTATCTTTGGAATATTAACAATAGGGTGTTCATTCCAGATAATATTGACTTTTATGGTAAACTTTCTTGTGTGAAAGCACCATTAAGTGCTGAACAATTTTTTAAGGATAAAATGAATTTGGATATTGAAACGGATCATTATAGACTTGATACGGAACATTACATTAGAGAAATACACAATAAGATAGCTAGAGACTATATTGGTTACTTAAAGGATCCTAATTATGAAATTAAAACTTGACAAAAACCTAAATAAAGTATATAATAAACAGAAATGGCAATCCACTGCCTTAACATCGGAGATGAAAATTGGATAAAAGTGAAGAAATTATTAAAAGACTGCGTGATGCCAACATCAGGTATTGGGCAGGTGATAATATTAGTGAAGTATTAAAACAAGGTGATAAGGAAGCCTTAATTGAAGAACTTACTCCAAAGTTTGAAACAGTATTAGACAGTTTAATTATTGATCGTTATAATGATCCTAACAGTAAAGACACTGGTAGACGATTAGCAAAAATGTATATCAATGAAATAATGAGTGGTAGGTATGAGCCTATGCCAAACGCAACTGCTTTTCCTAACCACGTAGATGATGGTTACAAAGGAATGTTGGTAGTGCGAAGCGAAATAAAAAGTATGTGTTCGCATCATCATCAACCTGTAAATGGTGTGGCATACATAGGAATCATTGCCGCAGAAACACTAATAGGACTTTCTAAGTATACACGAATAGCTCAGTGGTGTGCTAGAAGAGGAACATTACAAGAAGAACTAAACAATGTAATTGCTAATGAAATACAAAAAGCAACAGGTAGTTCTAACATAGGTGTCTATTTACAAGCAACACATGGTTGTTGTGAAAATAGAGGTATAGGTGCTCATAGTAGTTTAACACAGACTACTGTACTACGTGGAGCATTTAATGAGGATCCAGGAACTAAAAAGGAGTTTATGGACAATATTAAACTACAACAAGAATTTGCTTGTGGAAAATAGAAAGGATAACATGAATCATTTTTCAGTTAGTATAGTTAAAAGTATTTTTAGAATCGTAGCAGGTGGATTATTATCCTATGGAGGCTACGTTTTTTGGTCGGCAAATATGTACAGTGATATCTTTATAGCAGACAGTGGGTTTGTAATAATGTTATCAGGTGGAGCATTTGTCATAGCAGAAGCATTAGGTATAATAGAGGAGATAGTGTAATGAAGTTAAGCGAATTTAGAAAAAAGTTCGGTGAAGGTACAGATTTTGATCTTGACTATGGTAAACTTTTTATCATAGCACTCTGTATTTACATTGCGATTAAGGTTAGCTAAGATATGGACAAAGCAGAAAAGAAAGTATATTACAGTGAAATATTTCACTCTATTCAAGGAGAAGGACACTATACAGGCGTGCCAACTGCTTGGATACGTTTCTTTCTGTGTAATCTACAATGTAGTGGCTTTGGACAGATAGATCCTACAAATCCAGAAACATATGATCTTCCGTTTTTAGATTATGATGTAAGTCAAGTTGAGAGAGTAGAAGACTTGCCTGTGTGGGAAAAAGGTTGTGATAGTTCTTACACTTGGGCAAAGAAATACAAACATCTTATGGGACATGAAGTTCCTAGTGTATTGGCGAACAAAATTGTAGATATACTAAGAACAGATTCAAATCCAGAAGGTTTGTTTTTACATCCTGTGAGTAAACAAAGACAACATTTATGTTTTACAGGCGGTGAGCCTTTGATGATCACTGGACAGTTAGCAAGTGTTGGTATATATGAAGAACTTGAAAAATTAGGAAACTTACCTAGTTCGATGACTTTTGAAACTAACGGTACACAAAAGTTGAGAGATCCATTTAAAGAATGGGTAAAAAGAATAGATGAAGAAGTGTTCTTTAGTTGTAGTCCTAAATTGTTTACTGTAAGTGGAGAAGAAGCTAAAAAAGCAATTATACCAGAAATAGTAGGTGAGTATGCTGATCTTTCTAACAAAGGACAATTAAAATTTGTTGTAGGTTCTGAACAACGACAATGGGATGAAATGGAATCTGTTGTAGAAAAATTTAAGGCACAAGGTGTTGATTGGCCAATATGGGTTATGCCTGTAGGAGCCAGAGAAGAAGAACAGAGTGCGACAGCAGGTGATGTAGCAAAAATGGCTTTTCAAAGAGGATATAATGTAGCGGCAAGAGTACATGTATACTTGTTTGGAAACGCAATTGGAACGTAAAGGAGGTGATATGAAAGATATCATTAATAAGATAAAAAGTCTTGGTAAAAAGAAAGAGGAAGTTAAAAAACCTCTCAGTGCTGAAGAAGAAAGAAGAGCAGTATTAGCCAAGGAAAAAGAAGAAGCATCTAAGAAAGGTGAACCTTGGGTTGGTGTATTGGATACAAAAGTAAATCCAGATAACATCAAGAATGGGTTTTTTGAGCTTGATTGGAACAATGAATTTATTGAACAATTACTTGATGCTGGTTATACAGGGGAATCAAACGAGGAAATTGTTGATGCTTGGTTTAAAACTATTGCTAGACAAGTGCTTGAAGATGGTGGCGAAGATCCAGACAGAGGTGCTGGTTTTATAGACACTACCAAAATAGATGAAAAGAAAACAAAAGTTTCTTGACAAATTACATAATAGAAAGTATAGTAATACTATGACTTACATATTAGTAGATACAGCAAATACATTTTTTCGAGCTAGACACGTAATACGTGGAGACTTAGAAACTAAAATTGGTATGGCATTACATATCACGTTAGGTGGTATACGTAAAGCATATCAGGACTTTGAAGGTGCTCATGTTGTTTTCTGTTTAGAAGGTCGTAGTTGGCGTAAGGATTACTATGAGCCTTACAAAAGAAATAGAAGTGATGCTCGTGCGGCACAGACAGAAAGAGAACAAGAAGAAGATAAAGTGTTCTGGGAAATATTTGATGAGTTTAATAAGTTTGTAAGTAACAAAACAAATTGTTCTGTACTACATCACCCTACTTTAGAAGCAGATGATTTGATAGCAGGTTGGATACAAGCACACCCTAATGATAATCATGTTATTATATCAACTGATGGTGACTTTGGACAACTTATTGCTCCTAATGTAAGTCAATACAATGGCGTACAAAATACTATTATTACACACGAAGGATACTTTGATGATAAGAAAAAATTACCTGTGATAGATAAAAAGACAGGTAAAGAAAAGCCTGCTCCAGATCCTGAATGGTTATTGTTTGAAAAGTGTATGAGAGGTGACACAAGTGACAATGTGTTTAGTGCTTATCCTGGTGTGAGAACAAAAGGTACAAAAAATAAAGTAGGCTTATTAGAAGCATACGCGGATAGAAAAAGTAAAGGATTTAATTGGAATAATCTAATGTTACAACGTTGGATGGATCACAAAGGAGAAGAACATAGAGTTCTTGATGATTACAATAGAAATGTTGTTCTGTGTGATTTATCAGCACAGCCTGGTAATATTAGATCCATTATAAATGACGTAGTAGAAGATGCTATGGAACAACCGAAAAGCATATCACAAGTTGGATTACATCTTATGAAGTTCTGTGCTAAACACGACCTACAGAAGATAGCAGATAATGTTCAACAATATGCTGAACCATTACAGGCAAAATACTCATAGGAGGCAAATATGATAAAAGCAAAACCAATACTAAAAAATAAATTTTGGATTATAGAAAACAATGGTCAAAGAATAGGCACATTATCTAAGCAAGAAGATAAAAGATATATGTATAGTTGTGCTACTGGTACTGAATATTTTTCGGATACAAAGAGTTTCAACAGTTACATAGGAGGAGTAAGCTGGGATAAAACAAGTATTTCAGATGCTGACTCTGTTACAAAAGAAATACACGGATTTAGTACTTCAACTAAACCACACAATGTAATTTATAATGTACAGAAAAAACTTCCGCTTTTTACAAAAAGTAAAAAGTCTAAAAGTTTATATTGTGCTGGATATTATATCATTAAGTTTGACAAGGGTTGGGTAAGAAGTTTTTGTCCTAAACTTGTTACTCTTGAAACCTATGATTATAAAGGTCCTTTCAAGACAGAATTTACAATGAGAGAGGAACTTAAAAATGCAAACAAAAGAAGCTATTAATACTATTCCTATACAAAAGTTTATCCAACAGGTAAAGATTGCTGATTCAGGTCAGCATAAAGAAATTAGGATGAATATACAAGAAGCAAAAAATCTTATGTTTTCTTTAAGCACAGTCATTGCTAATACACAAGGCAGGTTAGAACAACTTATTGTTGATAACAAATCAACTGGTGAAGAGACTGTTACAATAGCAATGGACGGTGGTTCTGAATGGAAATAAACAGATAGTTTAACCTAAAAAGAGATAAATATATACGTATATAATTTGAAGGATACGTATATGAGTAGACCAAAACCTACAGTAATATTAGAGAACATTGATAAGAACAATTACAAGTGTGAACAAATACTAAAGGCAGAAGCAATATGGGCTGTCTTTTTTAAAGGTGCTCCTTTTAATTTAAAAACCTCTAATGCTCTAACAAATTACCCCGGACCTAAATACAAGAAAGTTTCTTTTTCAAATCCAGGCCATGCTCATAATCTAGCTAAGAAGTTAAATGAGATGTTCAAGTGCGAAGACTTTTCCGTGTATAAACTTACAAGTGGAGAAGTGGTAACTGATGAATGAACTGGAAAGAAACATACACTAAGATCTTCCTAAAACAGGCTGATATTGCTATTAGTGAAACATCACTAAAGCAGTACATGCCTCTATGGTGGCAAAACACCAGAGACAAAACACAAG